GTGCACAAGACGGATGCGCTTGCGCAGATCGCAGCGGCAATTGGTGCACATATCAAGGTGCGCGCTGTTCCATCTGCCGTCAACGAAGGATCACTTGTCCTGCGCATCGAATACTGGCCACCTGTCGGACACATCATCCACAATCCGGAGGATGACTACGCAGATCTGCCCCCACTTGATGGGCATGATTACTGAAAACGAATTCATCAAAATCATCAATCATTCAGAAGCCCCCGACACACACCGATCATAGCTAATACTCTACTGTGACCTAGCAACCTCACAATGTCGACTCCGATCAAGACTGCGGTGCAGTCGATCCCCGGCGCCCCCCGCAAGAAGCCGCAGTGGCTTCTGGATGAGGAGGCGGCTGATCCCACGCTGGCGGGAAAGCTGGAAGTAGCCCGCGTAGAGGCTGCAAAGCTCGCAGCTGAGAAGGCTGCGCGCGAGGCGGAGATGAAGGCGCAGTGTGTAGCGTGGCACGCGGCTCGCCCTGAGTGGATCATGCAGATGGTCGAAATTGCCCCAGGTGTTCGGGGTAATGAGCGCGAGTGGGAAGTGCCCCCGAAGACGGGCATGCGCCGTATCCGCAATAATGCAAAGTGCCCGTATTGCGGCAAGTAAATCAAAAACACAAAAAACAAAAACAACCCTTTTTCAATTTCTGGAAAACGAAGTCGTGCTCATCAGCAAGAAACTCAAAGTGCAAAGATGGCTCTCCCTACTCTCTACGCAAAGTCCAAGACGGGCAAGGATCAGGTCTGGAACATCGAAGTGATTGGCAACGTGATTCGCACATCCTATGGCTACAAGGATGGTGCGATCACAGTCAATGAGAAGACGATTGATAAGGGCAAGAATATCGGAAAGAAGAACGAAACAACTCCGGAGCAGCAAGCCACTGCGGAAGCAAGATCTCTGTGGGACAAGAAGAAGACCAGTGGATATGCAGAGTCCATGGAAGCATCCGTTGTTCCTCAGATGGGCAAGCAGGAAATGGAACAGCATGGCAAGATTCTGCCCATGCTTGCCCACGAGCATGGCAAGCGTGGTAAGGATATCGTGTTCCCGTGCTTTGTCCAAGCCAAGCTGGATGGCGTGCGCTGCATCTATAACAATGGTGTGCTGACGAGCCGCATGGGGAAGGAGTTCACGGCTCTTGACCACATCACAGGCGCGCTGGCAGGGTGCAAGCTTGTTCTGGATGGTGAGTTATACTCAGACACGCTGACCTTCCAGCAGTTCGTTGGACTTGTTCGCAAGACCAAGCACAACGAGGCTGAGAAGAAACTTCTGGTTCAAGTCAAATACTGGATCTATGACTGCGTGAACAGCCAGCCCTTCGAGGGGCGGCTGGCTACACTGAAAGAGTTCTTCGCAACACGGCACGATGAAGTTGTTAAGCTTCTGCCCACAGAGGAAGCAAAGACGAAGGAGGATCTGAAGAGATTTCACGACAAGTATGTGGCTGAGGGCGCAGAGGGTTTGATTATCCGCAATAAGGCGGGGCTCTACCAGCTGGCAGCCCGTTCTGCGGACCTACAAAAGTATAAGGAGTTCAAAGATGATGAGTTCGAGGTTACTGGATTCACAGAGGGAGAAGGGTTAGACAAGGGGCTGGTGATTTGGATCTGCAAAACAAAAGAGGGACGCACATTCAACGTTCGCCCCCGCGGAACTCACGCAGAGCGCGCAGAGTTCTTCAAGAATGGACAGACATATGTTGGAAAAATGCTGACTGTGCGGTATCAGGAGTTGACGGGCGATGGCATTCCTCGATTCCCGGTTGGCATTGCGTTTCGCGACTACGAGTGAGGCAGCATCTCCTTCGTAAGGGTGACAAGCTCAGAGTAATCTGCGATACGAAGACCCGCAATATGACCGACAATCCGATCAAAGATAGGACCATGTTGAATGTCGCCACGCGTATGAAAGGCTAGGGTGTCAAACATTTTTCCAAGTGTCATCTCCTCGCCATTCGATGCCCTGTATATCACAGGATAGATATAGGATACCATATCATATGGAACAACCGCCGCAATGATCTCATTCACGATCGTAAGAGGAATAACAATATCGCGGGTGTCCATGGTTACTCCTACTACCCAGTGGGACGAAAATTCATTTTCAAAAACGGATCGATACACACCACGCTGAACAGCAGCATCCCGGACAAAATGAACTTCGATAACGCAATCCTCGACACCGTCGCACTTCACCCTGGGTTTGATGGGCGCTATCTCCAGGTAGAGAACACTCCCAACAATGAGCGCTGCTGGCGCGTTGTCTTCACAGATCTTGAGCGGACAAATGGTCCAACTGGTCTTGAGATCGAGGTGATTCTGCGCAACAATGGCATCGTGATGTCAGTCATGCAGGTGGACAATATGACGCAGCGCGAGGTTGCGGTCTTCATGGATGACTTTGCGGATAATCTCAACCTTACACCCGAGTAAGCTTATCAGCCACAACCTTCTCCAGCACAATCTTCTCAACAATATAGTTTTTACATTCATGGACCTCAGGAGTGCGACACTTGACACAAAACATAGCGGGACATTGACACGTAAAGATCAGATGCGTCCGTTTCTTGCAGTGAGAGCACTTCGTCAATGGCATGATGTCCTTCCTTACCTGCCCGACATACTTTTCGTTTCCTAGAAGCAAGGTGAATGCCTAAGGTGATTCGGTATACAACTCATGTCGATACCGGTATCCGGTATCCACAAGAGGAGTTCGCAGAGTTAATTCAAATTTATTTGGCAGATCCCGAAGGGTGGGAAGCACATGGTTACAAATTCGTCTTTACCCCGAAGAACCCGGATGTTCTGGTTCGTCTTGTTGATCCAAAAGATATCGTCAAGATCTGCGGACTTCCTAAGAATTTATCATGTGCAACCATGAATGGTCACAACATCTATCTGAATTCAAACCGATGGTTACATGGTGCCCCTGCGAGCAAGCTACCTTTAGCCAGGTATCGTCAGTATATGGTCTCGCATGAGATGGGTCATATTCTTGGTCATGAACATGAAAAGTGCCCAGGTCGCGGACAGCCCGCGCCGATCATGTTACAACAGACTCTTGGTCCGAAGGGATGTGTGCCAAGCACGCGGGTTTAATCGAGCCGATATCTACCATTCTCTGGGCGACATAATGCAAAGTCAATCTTTTTTTCGTCGATCTGAAGGATACGCAATCCGTGTTTTTCAGCTCTACGTTTTACCATATCTTCAGCATTATGAGAAGCATTCATGTTGTCTTCAAACTCTTGGAAGCTACCGTGACACCATACATTTCTCATGTTGGTATATGTGGATATAGCAAACCAATCATCAAATCCGACGAGAGATGTAACTCTCTTTCGAGTGACATACCCATATTTTCCTCCCTCAATAAACTGCTCTAAATATCCTGGGGTGAACGTAGCTAACAAATCAGACCGAAATCGTATAACAATATCATCTGGCGCACAGTCGGCAACCTTGAAGATGTTCTCTATTCCGACGAACATCTTAAATGTTCTAGAATTGAATCCATCGGGTGTATTTGGATATGCCCGCGCCTCAAATGTCTTAGCTTTTGATCTAAAGACTGGCTCTGGATTCACAATGAGCATATCAACCTCTGTGCGGAGAGTGTCGAGAGATTCGGCAGTTTCCCATGTGCTGAACCAGATTTTACAGGGTGGAAGTTGAGATTTGAGGGTCCGAAGACATAACAATACATCATTTAATGAAGGTCGAATTGGTCCAGAGATAAATACGTGAAGCATTATTTACTATTTAGTTTAGTTGCTGTATGCCAGACCTCCCATGCCGCTCATCACGCGGAAGATGTTGTAGTTGACAGCATACATGCGGAACAGATACGGGTAGTTCTTTGAGGGGAATAGTCCGGCGGCAAGGGGCAGACCGTTTGCGCCAGTTGTGATTGAATCGAACACGAGCGTCGCCGTGTCGATGCGCGAGAAGTTACACGATCCAGACGGCTGGTGCTCCTCGGGGGCGAGGGAGAACGAGTAGACGTTGATCGGATTGATGACCGGGATGCCGAGACTGCCAGTAACCGAAGCCGTGCCCACAACGAGGGGGTCAGTTACGCCAGTATTGGTATCATAATACGCAACGATTGTTCCAGCGCCGTATGTACCTCCATATGACCCAGTGGCGGGAACAGTGCTAAGTGTTGCAGAGATGCTACCGGGGGTTGACCCAGTAAATCCAGTAATAGTGTTACCACCCACAAGAATACCCATCGGCAGACCGGTGGCTGTCAGTGTAGCGCTGAGAATGGTCAACACAGGACTGCCCGCCGCCACATACTGCGCCTGGGTAACAGCGCCTCCAGTTGTCAAGAATGTGCCGCTACCCACCGCACCCGCAGATGATGTGCACTGAAACACTACATAGAATGAGCCAGCCGTCGCCGCTGTTCCGGCGTTGATTCCAAGAGAAACCGCCGTGCGACCAGCCTCGAAGCCGCCACCCGAGTGGTGCTGGTAGGGCTGGACCTTCCAGAAGTAATCTCCGTAGCGCTCATCGAAGCGGTCCTGTCCGTTGAGCTGGAGGCGACAGCGGTTGGCGATATCGTCGTAGCTGAATGGCTGCGTGTAGCTCAGAGCAGCACCAGTGCTGGTTGCAGGAAGCGAGCAGTCGAGCTTGCGGGCATCCTGGTAGACCCACACCAACTCCTTGACCGGGTGGTTGAGAGTCAGATCCAGGCGGACCGTCTGCGAGGTGACCGACTGCTGAAGACCAAACTGGAGCTGGTCAATCAGATACTCGTGGGACTGCTGGGCGAAGCGGCGACGCTCATCCGTATCGAGATAGATATAGTCAATGTAGACCGCCGCATCCTTGAGTTTGGGCAGGAACTGTGCGGCCTGCGGGATTCCACCCGGCCATGCATTTGTGCCATCGTATGTTGAGGATACGAGATCTGTAGCCTGACGGAAGATGAAGTTAAGGCGCACCTCGTGATACTGGAGAGCGATGAGCGGCAGCGCCAGACCCGGGTTGCGGCAGAACCAAAAAGACAGGGGGATATACATGACAATCGGGCGTCCCTGGCAGGATGCAGGTGTGCTAGCCGTGAGCTGCGCGGCACTACCAATCATCTGATCAAGACGAACGGACTGGTCAAAGTTCGAGGTCAGGGACTCCCAGAGGAACATCCACTCTCCGTAGTGGCGATCCATGATCTGTCCACCAATCTCGATCTCTACCTGCTGGATGAGGAGGTAACCAAGGCGGCGACGACCACCCGCTGTCCACAGAACATCGCGACCAGGAGGGCTAGCACTAGTGTTGACAGAGGTCGCAGATCCATTGGCAGCGGCGCGCGTGTCGGGCAGCGTCACCTCCAAATATGTGCGGAACATCAGGTCAGCATTCCGGTTCACAACCACCACTGAACGCTGTCCGTATGCCGGCGAGCCAGTGAAGTTGACACGCATCGCCTCCATGGCAAAATTGGTATGACGCTTGTAGAGCACCTTCCAGAAGGTGATGTGAGGGTTTCCAGTGATGTAGGCATCCTGAGCACCATATGCAACGAGCTGAAGAAGACCACCGCCCATTGTGTTTATCTTTTGCGAGGATATATTCTTGTCGCTTCTGAACAATGAGAGGCGGTGAGTATAAGGCGCAGGGAGCAGATACTTGCGTTTATATTCCACACGTAGAGTGCGCCAGTAAGAAGGTCAAAACGATACGATCATCAGCCCCTGGAACGGAATTTGTGTCGCGTATAATTCAGAATGAATACGAAGTTACTGTCCAGAAGGCTGTAGTTAAGGCACTGGATGCGATTGCGGTCAAAGGCGTTGGTATCTCAAATTTCTTCAATTTGGCTGACAGCGCATGCACTCCTAAATTCAAACCGGAAGATAAGAGGGAGAGATGCACAGTTCCCGAGCTACAAGGCGAACAGAAAGGGTTAACCAACCTGGTGACTCCTAAGCAGGGGGATACGCTCCATCGAACCATATACGCCAAGTCCAAACCGGATGCACTAATCAAGACATCCTTGAAAGGACTGATGCTTGCCATGGTGCGGATGAATGCTGAGAAGGTAACACATAGTGATTCTCACTTCAATAATCTTGGATGGATAGGTGATCAGCTTGTTATTTTTGACTGGGGTCGTGGAACGGTAGGTTCAAAATCATTCAAGCTGTGGGTTATGTCCTATCTCTCATGGGATTCGGCAAAACAGAAGGAATGGAAGACGTTCAGTCAGCACACGATACAGTTTGCGCTCCTCGATACATTCGCTGAAAAACTGAAAGGCAAAAAGAGCACAGCACTTTATGAAACAATCGCATCTACGTGGGATACACTCGGACTGCTGGGGCCAGCTCGTGCAGCAGGTATTGTATCTGAAGAAAAAGCTAAGGCGTTTGCAGTTGAGATCTTCAAGTCGATCAGGGAGAAACCTGATGAGCCTCTGACCAACAGGCTTATGGTGATGATTCCAACCCTCTTCGGAGATCCACCAGCCATCCACCCCATTGTCGCTGAAAAACCTATGCCTCCTGCAGAGATACAGGCAGTGAGCCGCATCATTCCTGCGGTGGTCAACAACCCAGAATCATCGGCTGAGCCCCCTGCGCCTGTGGTAGCACCTGCTCCCGCGGTGGACAGGAGACTCGAAGATATGAAGGATGCGTGCCGGAAGCTTCTTGCGCCCGCAGGAGGAACTAGACGTCGGCGGAGGCGACAACGGAAGACCCAACGGCGGTAAGGGCTTCTTGACAGGCTTGTTGCTCTGCCTTCTTGCGAGTTGTCCCTACTCCGAGTCCATAGACCTTACCCTCCACCATGACCGCTACACTAATCTCGTTCTTCTTCGGATCATTTAACCGCATCTCATAGACTGGCGTGCACTTGAACTCTCGCTGGCAGTGCTTCTGAAAGATGTCTTTGAAATTAGTCGTTGAAGCCACAATCTCATCCACGTCGAGATATGCCTCCATCACGGTGGTTACAAATGCATAGACTATGGCAAATCGGTTGCCACAGTCTGTCCACAAAGCACCGAGAAAGGCTTCAAAGATATCACCTAACTTTTTTGTATTGCTTCGTCCCGCAATCGCAACAGAATCTTCATTGTGACGGGAAATCACATAGAAGCGGTTCAATCCCAACTCCTTCGACAACCCTCCAATACGATCGTTGTTCACAAGCTCCTTGCGGGCATCGGTCAAGAACCCCTGCTTCTTCTCAGGATACTTCTTCCGTAGATAGGTTGCGATACATGCGCCAAGAACCGCATCTCCTTCGAATTCCAAGCATTCATAGCTCTCATCTTGGAGTGGCATAACTCCAGATGGGCAGGGAGCAAGGGTTGCGGGTTCACCGTCGGGAGTGGTATATTCGGTGCGGCGAACGTAGGTCGTGTGGACCATAGCCGTCTGGAAAACCTTGCGTCCTGAGATGCGATAGTGAGGAAGTCCGTGGCGACGGAGAATGCGATGGATATCATCTTCAGTGAATGTTCTATTAGCCGGGTTATACGGTGAATACATACTGCACATGGTCCTCTCCGCTCTTTTATTCGTTTTCAAACAACAATGGGGCAGTGTCAGTCGTCCTTCGCATATAACGTCATCCGGACTCCTGAGAACGCGCCTCCACTTGAAACATGTATCGTGGATGTCACCGCATGTCGCTATGAAACCCCAACTCGCAAGGATATGGCAGTCTGTTTTGTCTTCTTCAATCCTGCGCGGTCAAAGAAGATGTTGATGAACTATTTCTACACGATCGAAAAATTGAAGCTCGCAGGCATACCCTTTTACACGATTGAACTTGTGTTCAACAGCCATGCGCCTGAGATCAAAGACGCAGTTCATGTCCACAGCAACAGCGTGCTGTTCCACAAGGAAACATTGTGTTCAATTCTCGAGAAGCGTGTTCCGTGGACATTCACCAAGTTGCTTTTCATGGATGCCGATGTGATCTTCGGACATCCAGGTTGGTATGATGAGGTTTCGAAACTGCTGGGCACATACGAAGTCGTCCAACCCTTTAGTTCCTGTGTCTGGCTGGATAGCACATATAAAAAGATGGTTCAGACTCGGCTCTCTGTTGCGTATATGAACCGCACAAATCCCTATAATCACAGCTACCATCCTGGTTTCGCATGGGCATTCCAACGCAAATGGTTCAAAGAGGTTGGGTTCTATCAGCACGGAATCACCGGAAGCGGAGATACATTATCAACAGCTGCCTGGATGGATGTCAAGTTTCCGAAAGGGTATGTTCATCAGGCTCTCTTACCATCGTATACGGACTACTGCCGCATGACTCTACCAAAACTTACCTGCTCGACTGGCACGATCTACCATCTCTGGCATGGATCAGCGCAGAACCGCAAATATGTAGATCGCCATAAGATTCTCAATGGAGTCCGAGATGTGCGTTCAATTTTAGAACCCAACAAGGATGGCGTTTGGGAGCTAACAGACCGCGCAGTCGAAGCAAAAATGCGTGAATATTTCGAATCACGGGAAGACGATGGAGTGTAAAGTTTTATGCGTTTACTAATAAATGCCCATGCACTATAGTCAGATGCGTCTCAAGGAGCGTCGTGCCCACCTGAACCACATCATTGACACGGAGGCTGCCAAGGTGATTCAGCGTGCCTGGCGCGCTCGCACGGCTCGGCGCAAGACCGGTGGACGTAGCCGCCGCCGTCACCGCACCCGTCGGGCTTAAACATTTTCTACGTCCCATAACATATCGATTGATGCGAAAACAGTTATCCGCACTGGCACTTCAAGTGGTTGAGCGACAGAGGCAGTTATCCGTTGCGGTGACGCGAGTCCAGTATGGATTCATGCCCCGCGAAAATACCCTTGAAGCGTCCAAACACCTCCGTGAGATCAATGCTATGCTACGGGAGATTGAAGCATCGCTAGAACCCGCTTTCGACCAGCCAAAACAAAAAGCATAATGGGTGATGTATTCGTCGCTGCTGTGGCCGCCATTGGCGTTATCACCTCTCTGTGCTGCTGCATATGTCTGACAGGCGCAGTCAGTCATGCCGGTCAGTTTGAAGTCGTCTACATCCGGGCTCCGCCTCCACGCATAGTTGTTCAGTCAACAGGATCCGACGAGCCCGAAGACCCGGTGGACTTCAACTCGAAGCCAAAGTCGTCGGCTACAAGCTTGGGCTCATGACGGCGCACAATCTCCTTCATCACATCACCACCCCGCTCGCCCAGAATGTCCTTGAGATACATCTCCAGGTCCTTCTTGGACAAACTCCAGCCCTTCTTCCACTTGTTTGGACGCTTCACATTGAACGTCATCTCCGACTCGCGCAGAAGAATCTGATCAGGAAGCTCCGTATGAGCGTAAAGTGCTGCCAGATCCATCTCAACCGTGCGGCGGTTGTCGCGAAGCTCAGACACCTGCGAGTTCAGCTGAGCAATATCCCTGTTCACGCGAAGATACTTCGAGAGGATTGCCTTAAGTGCGTCCATTCTGCTTTACAAACCCACCAACAAGGAAAGTATCCGTTTTATGCAAGGGCATATGTTCCTCTTTGATCCGGATGAGATCGAGCGGCTGCGGACCGTCTACAATAACAAACACTCGAAAGAGAAGCCCATTCCAAAAAATGGACCCAACGCAGTCTGGGCTGAATTGAAGCGCAGACTTCACAACAAATGCACAACCGGCGGTCCTACGTGCATTGTGTCCGAGTTGACCAGCCGCCCTCGTGCTCCTGCTTCGTGGAGCACAAACCGGACTGAATGGCTCTCGTCCGACGATATTGAGAAGTTAGAGAAAGAGTATGCGAAGGTGCACGAAGATTATCACTTCATTGGATGCGTTCCGATTGACTTTGATCTGAAGTCTGAGATGTCCAAGTGTATCGTGTCTACATTGTGCTCGATGAAGCTGGATACTCTCTACAAGAAGGGGTTTCGGCGCGTAGGTATTGTCTTCAACACGGATGTGCACGATGGTCCGGGACAGCACTGGATCGCTGCGTTTCTGGACATCCGTCCCGAACTGCAATATCCTCGTATGACTTATTTCGATTCGTATGCCCGTTATCCTGAGAAAGAGATTCAGCGCCTCATGTTTCGTTGGAAGGATCAGTGGGATTCGCATGGTGGACCGAAGATGCATTTGACGTATAACAAGACCCGCCACCAGTTCAAGGAATCGGAGTGTGGAATGTATTGCTTATATTTCCACCGCGCGTGTCTGCTAGATATCGCAATGGATAAGCGGATAAGTGATGATGATGTGAATGCTCTGCGTGATCTGGCGTATCGGAAGGATAAAAAATAACACGTCACTCAACAATGGAAACCGTCCTTGCCATTGGCGTGCTTATCGCCGCAGGATATGTCATGGCAAGTGATCCAGTGCATGAAGCAATTGAAGATCAGTCAAAAACACTGAAGGAATATCTGGTCCAGGGAAGCACGTTCGAAGATTTAGCCACTGCGTTGAAGAGGGGATACAGATTGATTGAACTGCATGTCTATTCTGATGAGCAGGATGAGCCTATTGTCGCGCTCAAACCTGCGCCCGCTGGATCGGATATTCCTCTCGAGTCTAGAACGTTCGAATCTGCCTGCGTAACAATTCTTCAACAAGCATTCCCTAACAAAACACCGCTTATCCTCTCGATTGTTTCGCACACGAATAAGAACTTTACCATGAACCGTATGGCCTATCACCTCAAGACAACGGTGAGAAAGCAGTTGGTCTCTGGATCGGTTATTGATAAACCATTAAGTGAGCTTGCAAATACATTGATTCTTGTGTCGGGGTCAGAGGTTCGCGGAACAGAACTTGAGCCAATGTTGAATCTTTCGTGGAATGAAGAGTCTCTGCGTCGTCTAACCTATCAACAGGCTGCCCATCCACGTGAACCGGAGGAGATCCGTTCATTCACGCGAAAAGGTATTGTCTTGGTCGCCCCCGACGAAGCGTTTTCTAGGTTTAGAGTGTTAGACGATGTCCATGCGTATGGCTGTCAGTGGAATCTCTGCCCAGGACCCAGTCAGCCTGGATTCATTTCCCGCGGTTAAAACAAAATGGCGAACGCTTGGCTCACTCACGTGAAAAAGACGATGTCGGAGATGAGGCACCGTGGCACCTACAAGAAGGGCGATGGTCTGCGCAAGGTCATCGAGGAGGCGAAGAAGACGTATAAGCGTTCTTCGTCGGCGGGTCCGAAGTCGCACCGCACTCGCCGCCACCGCCACAAGAGCCGTAAGTCGTATTTTTAAGCAACCATTGACCACATAACCAGAAGCGCTAATATCGCCACGCACACCAAATACACTTGCATACACAGAGTAGCCTGTTCGGCTGTCTGTTTACGTAAGTAGACCTCCAACAGCGATCCGTCGAGTTCGTCGATGATCGCGGGATTTCGTGAAGCCCCCGTTATCCAGTCGGCGGCACGTCTTTCCATGGTAGGTTGATTTTGTGCATCCACTCTTGTAGTATGCGACATGGTGTGTATACCCTCTGAAAGTGCGGATTGGCGATTTCGTTTTTGCCGACAACACTTTCAACAATCCATACATCCAGCGCAGATATACCGTTCTGGACTCCAGAGCAATTGGGTGTGTTTTGAGATAGTCCGCGTAGACTTTGCGCAGTTCGGGAAATGGATATGTTCGCATCATCATTCGCAGAAAGATCTGCTGAAGACTCATGTCATCATAATCCGGATGGTCGGGATAGTTATACGCAATCGAGAACAGGAAATCACGTCCAGGCACAGCGTGGGGTTTCTTTTTTAACAGCTCTGCATACTTTTTGTGAACATCGTCATAGGTCGGGTCGGGGTCGGGCAGAATCACTTTAGGGTCTGTCTTCGCCTGTGTGACTAGTTTGTGGTTCACCTTGCGATGAATCTCATATAACCAGTGTCCAGCATTCATAGCCTTCGTCAGCGGAAGGTCTGACATGAAGTTGGAGGTGCTCTCCCGGCAGTATTTACAGGGGAGTATGCGCGCCATAAATGCCAATGTATTATAAGGTTTAGGTGAGCCTTCGGCTATCAAGTGGAACAACTGCCACGCGCTCGGTCCCCAGAACCGAGTATCCATTGTTCTCAGCGCATATCTTTCTCAGCCAGCCACGCAGCAATCTGAATCGTCATCGCAGCATCAAAGACGGGGTTATGTGCTTGTCCAATCGGAAATGCCTTCTTCAAACCAGAGTCCAGCTCGTGGGCAATACAGGCATACGTTCCAGCTAGCTTTGCTGTTTTACACCTCTTCGTAAACTCAGAGTTGTGGGTTGCGATATCGAAGATACCGATTGGCGCATGGTAGGTAATGTGATGACGAGCACAGGCTGCCTTTAATGCACTTAGGTCTACGCCACCTTTCACAACAACAACTGATTGTGACATCATTTTCATGAATCCTGTTAACCAGGATGCGGGTTTCAGATGGGGTTTGACAAGTTTGTCAGCAAAATATGCGGTTACACTGTCATTCTGTCCGAGAAATTCAGGTGCTGACCGCTCTGTTTCCTCGATCACGTCCAAGACCAAGGATGTGGCAGGGGTCACCGTAGAGTAGCTGGAGGATACGCGGTTCAACTGATTCGGGGGTGGTGGAAGCACAACAAAGAAGGGCGCAGAACGAGTCCACCCATCTCCACTTCGCGTCAAGTGATATCCACCCACTTCTCGAGGCAAAAATTGTTCACCCAGATGCCAAAACTCGCAATCAAACGCGAGGATGGACTTGGCTTTTCCAGCCAACCGATCCAATCCGGCACTGCGGATCTTCATTATGTCGTAGCCTCAAAAACATTCTAGCTGATTCAATAAATGCTGGATACCAAGGACATCATCATTCTGACTGCGTCGTTTTATCTCGGAAGTGTCGTGGCTGCATTCTTCAAGTCTCTGAATGACGGTATCCTTGTGCCGCTCCTTGCGCCGGCGGCTGCGGCTGGCAAGGGTGTCACGGCGTTCACCATCAAAGTCGGTTCGGCTGAGCTCAAGATCGGCGCGGTCATCGGTGACCTGGTCAACCTGATCGTGTCCTTCGCTCTGGTCGTCTTTACGATCGGTCTGCTGCGCTCGTATGTTCTGACTCGCATCGGGGCTAGTCGTAGCTATAAGTCTGGCGACCTCTAAAAAAACGTAGCTAGTAATAATGTTCGAGTCCGTGTTATCGAGTCCGTATTTTCCTTCTAATTGGACCATCTTTCAGAAGAAGGACACCGGCGCCCCATCGACTGAGACATCGAATCCATCCCCTACTCCTGGTGGTCCTACTGGTGGCCGTCGCCACCGCACGCGCCACCGCAAGTCGAAGTCTAAGCGTCGCCGCACCGGAAGGAAGCCCATCCGCCCCTAGGCATCTTTCCATATGTTGCCTCGATACGCTTCTTCAGGTCAGCAGGTGATCCCTTCGTCAGCTCATTTGCCCGCTTCCACTCACTGAATGACATCGTAATACTCGGCCACGACTGGGGCTCACGCTCCTGATCACCATCTGCCAATGGCGGGTGGGCGTGGATCTTCTCACGGAGGAACTTGGCGATCACGTCACTGTCCTCCTTATACTCCGCAATATACTCCATCACCTTCTCGGGGGCGACCAGCTTGCGCAGTCCATTGCCTTCCGTGAACAGGTGAACTAGGTAGCTGAGGAACGCAGTGGCCCATGCCTCACTCATGCAGTTCTGCTTCATGCTCTCGTTCATCAGCTTCTCGTGGGGAAGCTTCGGGGCAAAGACGAACTTGTTCGGAAATCCAACAACAACCAGGCGGCGCCACGTGCCTCCATCCGTGGTGTTGATCTTCGGCTTCTCGTTACATGCCAGATTGAAGCGAGCCTGAAGCTCAAAGTCAATCATCGCCTTCGAGCCAGCGTATAAATCACGAGCCGTGATCTTCTCAGATGAAGCCAGCTCCTTCATGAGTCCGGTGTTCAGCGGCACCTGCTCATCCGGCTCCTGCATCGTCACAAAGCGGCGACCCTTCATACGCACCAGCTCAGGAGCCGCAGCCGCAGACTTGTTACGCCCCTGAGTCAACAGCGAGATCGGGGCAGTGCACGCATAATCACCCATCGTAGTCGACATCAGAATCATCAGCATGGATTTACCATTCGATCCCTCTCCGGTCAGGATGTGGAACTTCTGCGCATCGTTCTCGCCGGTCAGCGCGTTGGCTAGGTAGGACAGGAAGTAGGTGCGAACCTCTGGATCAGGAAGCACATCGTGGAGGAACTTGTTCAGCTCAGACCAAGACTCGTATTCGTAATACTTCCTGCTCGGGTCAAAGTCCAGATTCGTGCAGAAGGAGATGTAATCCTCCGGCTTGCCGTCACGGAACACGGGCGGCATCGTGTTCATGTCTAGCACACCATTGCGAAAGGCAATCAAACGTTTGTTCTCATCAACCTTGCTCACAAACTCCTCGTCAAGAAACAGCTCACGGCACTCATCCATCACACTCTTCTTGAATCCTGTCTTCTTCAGCTTCACAATAAGATCAGAGTAGGTCTTCTTCTTCTTTTCCGCCGCACAGGACTGACACTCAGACGGATTGTGACCCTCACCCTTACCAGTGCACTCAGGCAGAACGCTCAGCTCACGATCCATCTCTAACACAAAGCGCCGATACTCCTTGACCACATCGCTCGACAGGCGGGTCTGTAGGGCAATTCCTCGATCAGTTTCACGCCAGATGTGTCCGATAAAACGATACCATACATTTGCACCAAACTTTGCACACTTGAACTCATCACGATACATCGCATAGACCACCTGCGCCACATCGTGCTCTGTCTGTGAAGCCGCCGACTCCTTGATCAAGCTCTCAATGTTTGTCTTTTCAATCTCCAGATACCGAGAAAGGTTATCGTTACGCGACCAGTATCGCAGACTGCCTACGCCCAACTTGTTTCCATCGTTGCGAAATCCAAAGGACATCCACTTCGCCTCGGTCTGGCGGAAGTCATACTTCTCCTGTGCCTTCTGGCTGAACACGTGCCACACCTCATTCAGGTCGGGGTGAATGTTCTTCAGACACACGCAGACATCAACCCATTCCTTGTAGTCGGTATACCTGTTCTCAGACAGGTTATCCACATGGTCTGCGTAATACTTGCG